ATTAAATATCCTGGTGTAATCATTCAGCAGTTGATACAGATCATGATCGGTGCTTACAATGGTTGCATCTTTTCCGTGATTGGATAGGATTTCGTAAGCAATTAGATCATCTGCTTCATATCCTGTCTTTATGAAATTGTTATTGAATCCTAATGCTGGCAGGATATCTCTTCGAATCTCACTGATCTGATCAAACAGCATTTGACGTTCAATGACATCCTGATCTGTTCGGATTTTTTCTTTCCTATTTGCTTTGTATTCAGGGTAGATTTCTTTGCGGAAGGATTTCTGTGAATCCCACATTATGCAAAATTTATTTGATTTTAACCGTTTTGATAAACTTAACATCATTTTTAAAAATCCAAAAATTACTCCTGTTCTTCGCTCATCATTTGATAATTGCCCCATAGAAAAGTTTACGATATGTGCCACATTGTTTCCATCAAGAATTATAGTTTGCATGAAGGTTCTTCCTTTTAATGCCATTATTTCTGGCTATTTGTCCTGCATAATGATCGGTGATATTAAACTCCTTTGCAATATCTGTATAAAGAATCCCCTTTTTAGCCAATGACTTGTATTTGGTTTTCCACGAAAGAATCTTTCCAAGCAACAAGGACATATTTTGCTTTGAATCACCTTCATCTGTCTACCTCTTCTTCATCGAATATTGAAACATTGGATATCTCCGGAATAGGACCTCTCGGTCTAGGTGGTTTCATGGGTTTTTGATCCTCTCCAGGATGTTTCACAATGACAAACTTCTTGTTGTAGTAAAACCGGATGCCATTGGAGGATGCTACGGTTGCTAGGAATTCCAGTATAGTCATTTTGAATAACTCAGGCAGTTGGATCATTCCTCCGGCATCAGAGAGTGTCTTTTGAAGATCTTCAATGACTTCCCCTAACTTATCGGGATTGTTTATGATCAGTTTATCATGCATGATTTCTCCTTTTAAAATGAAATCGAATACCATTTGTAGAAAAAACATTAACAAGGACATCAATTAAGGATCTATTCAAAAGAAGATCAGCATTGATAGATCCACCAGCTTCATCGATTGTTTGAAAAAGATTGTCAACAACTTCATTTACTGCATCCTGATGGGTTTCTGCAAATTTAGCAGTATGTGCATCCTCTTTATCAGGAGGAGTCCATCCCAACTTCAGTAAAGCGTCTTTGATCAGTAATTTTTTACTATCAATATGAGATTCATCCCCCATTACTTGACATATTTTTTCATAAAAATTCATGATTGCTCCTTATACGTACTTTGGTTTGCGGTTTAACAGACTACTTTCCTCAATCCTGCGCCACATTACAGTGACCAGTTTATTCAATTCATTCTCACGGTTTTCATTTTCAATCTCCCGGATCAGATTGTTGACAGTAATCTTTTCCTCAACAAAACCGTGAGTGTCCACATATCCTTTTGTCTTGGACCACTTTTTGGATCGGATCAGGAAGTTAATGCAAGATTCAATTGAGTCCACCCCATAATCCTCATACACAGGAAAGTAAACTTCTCTCCGTTTGCCGGTAAGTTTGTTTTTGGTCACTTTGACCATACAATCAGATCCCACTGATAGACCTGCCCGTTTGTGTGATTCGCCGGTAGCCAGCCATACTTCATGGGTCGCATAAAACTTCAGGGCTTTACCCCCATTACGGATCTTCGGAGTGAACATGGCACCAAAGCCTATGTTCTCCCTTGTCTGAGAAATGATGAGCAAAAAGGAATCCGTTTCAGCGATGCCATCACAGCATACTCTGAAGATTTCCCCTGCCATCTTGGGCTTTTCCAATTTGAAACTGCCTTTTTCTTTTTTGACCTTGGCAGGTTTGTCCTCTGATTCATCAACTTCAATACCATCATTGTCAAAATCGTCATCATTATCCTTACGTTTGGCTTCCTGTTTTCCAAACTCTGCCGCACGTTTGAGTTCTTCTCTGGATGAGATGGCATCAAATGAATCAAGGATGAAGATAAATTTCTTCTTTTCCATGATGAGATTGTAAATGGCACCATAGAAATCCTCAATAGTTCTGGACTTGCGAAAAATGATACGATTCTTGAGTGTTTCCCCAAAGAGTTTTTCGAGGTTTATTTCCAAGGATACTTCTGCATCATCAAATACAAAAATGTAATCATCAAATACGGGATTCTTATGGCATTCGGCAAGCATAGTCAGGGCAAGCATAGTCTTACCTGATCCACTATCCCCAATAAGGTTTGCCATTTTACCAGCACCCCATCCACCATTAGGATTATCAGACAGAGCCAGATTCAACAACAAATTCCCTGTGGGAATGAGAAGTTTTGGGGCATCATTTCGAAAATTTACGGTTATTGTGGGAGTTGATTTGGCTTTGACTTTGGAGGTTTTCTTGGGATTTTTTAACAGTGTTGCCATGATTATTCCTTTATAAATTACTGATCATTTTTTGATGAGACTCAAGATCGACATGTTGAACAAGCCAGGACGTTGCCACTTTTGTTACAGGAACATATTCAACAAATTTGGCAATTCCTAAACCTGTTGATGATTTTGTGACAACATAATCCCCTTTTGTCAAGGAATCAATGGTTGTCAAATATGAGTATTTTTGATTGGTAGCGTACTTTCCGATAAACACTACATTGGCTTGTAAGATTTTCATATTCCTTCTCCTTAAATAAATTGTGCTTGTGAATTAAAAATAATAATTCACAAGCACAATTTAAATTATTTACCCAATTTCCTTTTGGGCTTGTTCACATTGGATGCCATAGGCTTCTTTCCGCCCATCACCTTTTTGGTTTCTTCTTCCTTTTTGCGCCGACCTGCTTCGTCTGAACAGAGATCCCATAATGGACATCCTCCATCATTTTCGCATTCAGGATGTTCATCTACTTCTCCGAAAGAATCAGGGTCATGAGGACACTCAGTGACTTCGCCTTCACCTTCTTCCTCCGTCACTTCACCTTCTTCCTTTTCAGGAACTTCCTCTTCAATATACTCACCGGTTCCATTACATTCCGAACAGGTTTGTCCTTTTTTGGATTTACCTTTTCCATTACATGTCGGACAGGCAATCGGTATTTCTTCTTCAGTGATTTCTTCCTCTTTTTCTATCGGGGGTTCCGACTCAGGTTTGGGCTTTTTCCCAGAACCTTTTGGTGTCTTTTGGCCCTCAGAAGGGATGTCATCATCAAAATCATAAGGATGTTCTTTCTGTTCTTCACCTTGACCTTCATCATACTCTTGATCAGGACTAACATCCTTTTTTGTTTTAGACGGACCATTAAAGGCTTCGTCCATTTCATCGTAATCCGGCCGCATCAGGATAACCTCATCGAGAGAAAATATCTGATCGAGGATATGATCAGGAATTTGAGGATCTTGCCGATCAATAAGTCGATGTCCTGAATAGGCAATGGATTCACGTTCTACTCCATTGGCATCCTCATATTTGCCAGTGTTTTTGATGGAGAAGGCGATGGTCTTACCTACTTCCACATCACTAAAAGGAATTGCTCCACCGCCACGAGGAGTCTTGGCGATTTCATCAATGTGCTGTTCGAAGAAGTAATGGGCAAGTTCCCAAATTTGCAGACCCTTTTTCTCTTCTTCCGGCGTATCATGGACCCATACCAGATAGACAGTTCGGCGTTTGGAAGAAATCTTTTTCCATTCTTCCTTGGACAGCCGGTTTTTTGAGATGTATTCACATATCGGGTCGGTTTCCTTGAAGTTCTTTGCCAAACAGGGATATGGAGTTCGGAGAGGTCCGACATTGGTATGGACGAACAGATCCACCACATAGGCTACTTTTCCTTCAGGAACTCTATTGTGCTGGCATCCGGCAAAGAAGGGAATAATGTCGATTTCATGTTCTCCTTTACCCGGTTTCCAGAATCCGATTCCTTTGGGTATTTTTGTTTTATCAAAGATCGTAGAGAATTCATTACCCTGATCTTTGTTGTCGATTTGTTCCTGATGTCGTTGCACCAAATCAGTTTTTTGGCTTCGAAATTTGTTCCTTAAATCGCTGGAAGTTTTCGGCTGATTTTGCATTCTCTGTTTTACATCTGAAGCTTTCATATTAATCCTTTCTTTGTTGTTTGCGGGTTATTTTTTGCGTGAGTTGAGTTTGGCTTTGGTTTGTGGTGTAACAGCGGTCGTTTCCTTTTCAGTATAGGTTTCAGGCATAGAGCAAATCGGATTGCTGGCGAAGTATCCGGCCTTAAATAAGGTGGTCAGTCCTTCCAGTGTTTTGCCGATTGAGGCAACCGATGCACATGTGGACTTTCCGCGTTTATAATCGGTAAGTAATCGGTAATGTTCATCTGTGAGATTTTTTAATTCCTGATCGGAATTTACCTGGGCTGTCACAATTCCCTCAGTGAGCTTTATACCGGTCAGTCCATAAGTACCAGGATTTTCACGAATATCCTGGTCAAGGAAGGTCCGTCTGTCATCCATTGCATTCTTGGCGTCCATAGCTTTGATCTCAGATTCAACAGCCAGGGTGTTGGTTTTGTCAATCAAGGAAGGATAGTCCAGATAGGCTTTGTCCAGATGGTACAAATCGAGTGTGAATTCATTCTTAGGTTCCATTTTTTAGTTCCTTATTTTGAGTTTTTGATTATTTTTTACCGATTCGAAAGCATTATATCACAGTTCTTTCGAACCGATAAATTTTATTCACATGCATGGAAAATCGATAATGCCAGACCGAGTTTGCCAGAGTCGTAATAATTGGATGTGAAGTTTGACGCTTTGATAACGATTTCTGCTGTATTGGCGTCGTAGGGCTTCTTCAGCAACACCGAATTGAAGTAGCCCTGAATGATACGCCGGTTGGCTTCGGGTTCACCTGTGATTACCTGAAGCAGTTCAGAACACTTTTTCCATCGTTCAGCCGGTTCAAGACCGGATTTCATGAGGGTTTGGGCAATTTGGAATCCGTTGGTAGTGTCACCGAAAATGTCTGTGATGATCTCCAATGCATGTTTGGTTACTAAACCGGTTATCTGGTCCATGATTTTCAGGGCTTGACCGGCTGACCCATTGGATACTTGAATAATACGTTCCATGATAACCGGATCAATTGTAATGCGTTCCTTTTCAGCGATCTTGGTTAACAGGTTGGTCAGTGATGTGTCTGTTAAAGGTTTCACTTCGTACTGATGACAACGCCGCTTGATTGTAGGTTTCAGACTACTTGGTTCGGTGGTAGTAAGAACGATGAACACGTTTTCAGGGGGATGCTCCGTAAAATCAAGGAGTGCTTCCAATGCAGTTCCGGTAAGCCCATGACATTCTTCAAATATGAATATTCGTTTTTTTCCTCCAAACATGGGATCTTGCTTTGCGGTTTCAATTGCTTCACGAATAGTGTCGATTCCTCTTGTTGAAGCGGCATTGTAGATGTGGACATTAATAGGATCGATTTCAAGCGTACTGCCAATGATTCGTCCAAGAGTTGTCTTGCCTGTTCCTGAAGGTCCAGTGAACAGAAAGGTTGTGGGTATTCCTGATTTTGCAAGACAATTAGTGAGTGAAGATTTTGTAGCTTCATTCCCATAAAATCCTTTCAACGTTTTTGGTCTATATTTAACCTGTAATGCCGCCATTTTTTTTCTCCCAATTATATTCTACATGTTTAAGTTTTAAAACTACTATATACTCTTCCCCATCTTTAAGTTTGCGGGCTTCCCCTTCTGCTAAAGAAGAGAATATAACTGATACTAAATTGTCTTTCTTGAGAAAGTTAAGAATGTAATCCTTTTGAGTTGCCATTACTAAATCCCTCTCATTTTTCGGGAAAACCGTTTCTGCTGGTTACGTTCTCGATTAGTACGACCTGCTTCATGGATTCTCTTCTTTTCAGGTCCAATACTCTTGGTATATTCCTCAATCCTTTCATTGATCTTTATCATATCAATTTGCTTATTGAGATTTTTCAACTTCATTTTAAAACATTTTATGTTCAAATTCATTGTGTCTCCTTTTCCTAATCATTTTTTTGAGTTTACGTTTAACCATATCCTGCTTCATCAATGACATTCGATTGAATTCATTTTCCCATTCAGACTGCTTTTGAGTATCATTTTGCTCAAGTAAATCATTGACAAAGGAATTGGTTAATGCTTCCTGAACAGAGATAACTTGAGGGGTTGTATCAGCTTCAACAACTTCTCTGGCTTTTTGTTCAGCATCCCATTCATCAGGGTAAAACTTTCGGTAAGATTGGTCATCCATATGAATCCTTTACCAGCTTTTGATTTGTTCGATTCGTTGTTTGAGATTTTCAACCCTTCGTAATTCAATATTCAAATCTTCCTGAATAACAGTAATGAGATTTAATTTGGCTTCCTCCCTGGTATTGCCAACAAATTGAGATCTGCTATATCTCTTTGGTATTCTATTACCATTTTTTAGGATGAGAGTTTTGGGAGTTTCCTTTACTACATCAAGACGTTTGACACCCTCATTCCAAACCGTACAAAGAAACCATTCGTTCATTTTATCTCCTTTTTATCGTACCATGAACCATTGAGAGGGGACACACTGATATCAAGTCCGAATGGCACATTGATCCAAGGGAATTCTTTTGGCATAAGGACTTCTGTTACATGCTTGGCTGTTGCAATGATATGAGGAATTTCTTCTGGCACTGCATCCATTATTCCTTCATCATGGATCTGAGCAATGAGGTTTGATTTCCATCGTTCTTTTATGGCAATGTCTTCAATTTGAATCAATGACCATAGAAGTAGATGAAAGGCCGTTCCTTGAATAGGATAATTACTGACTTGTTTCCGGTTCATTATTCCACCGAATACAAATCCCATTTTACTTTGAATGAACCCATTGCGCCGGTACTCTTCGTTGGTATCCCACTTCCATTTGTCATAAACTTTGAATCGTTCCTTCCAAAAGATTCGTTCAACTTCCTTACAATGTTCCAAGAATTGATTCAATGTGGTGATGTCTTTATCGACCAAGTGTTGTTGTAATGTAACTCCTGATACTGTTTTCAGATTCAAGTTGTTGATACAGGTTTCCCAAAGATTGGTTCCACAATCTACATAGTAGGAGCCATAGAATTCAGCAAATACCCACATATTCTTTGCGTAGAATCTGATGTCCTTTGTTACTTCAGTTTTGGGCAGCATCCAGATATCAGCAGCAGTATCACGGTGCATGTCAGTGGTAGGATCTGTGATATACTTGATCATATTGGGATCACGATGATAACAAACTGAGGTACATACTTCCATACCTTGACCATCCCAAAATAACAACTGTCTACCAGGAGAAGCCTTGACACCGGACCTAACCAGTTTTTTGATTTCCTCATCTCTTGTGGGAATATTCTGGAAATTTGGTTCTGATGATGAGGATCTGTATGATATCGGTATGCTCAGATTAAAGAATGGATTCATCCTGCCATTATAAACCTCTCTCAAGAATTGAGAAAAGTATGTATTTTTTGTCTTTTCCAATTTGCGAAGATACAGGAGATCTTTGACGAAAGGATTATCAATTTTCTCCAATGTTATCTTGTCAACAGACAGGTTTCCCTTTTTAGTCATTACCTTTTTGGTCTTCATGTGGGTGTAGAACAACAGTCCCAGGTCAGTACCGGATGCTGGATCAATCTCACGACCTTCTTTTTTCTTGAATAGAATAGCTTCCTTGGAAGTCATGAGCTTGTTGTTAAGTTCATCAATCCGAATGCCTATGATTTCACTTTGCTCATGATAATAATCTTCCTCCGTATGAATACCCTTCTCTTGCATATTGGACATCAGCAGAGTTCCGCGATGAAAGAAGTTATAAGGACTCCATAAGTTTCTTTCAGTCAATTTTTCTCGTTGAATATGTTCCAGATCTATTCCATAGGAAGAATCAAGTCCTCCATACTGAAGCAGATCATTCAATGGTATGTCATCAACACGGTTAAACTCTGATCCCTCTTGCCTCATCAAAAGAGGTTGAATGTGTTCATTGTAAGGACGTATACCAAAATTGAGATAAACCTGTTGTTTTAATCCTGTGATACCTCTTCTATTATCCAAAATATGTGCGGCAATTTGGGTATCGAATGCCCAATTCTTAGGACGCATTTTAATAATGTTACGGCTCCAACTATCCTCAAACTTGATGTTATGGGCCGATAGGGGTATTCCAGATGCCAGAATCTTCTTGATACAGAATCGGACCTTGCCACGTTCATCATTGGTCAGAAAATTGCGATAGCAGTATGGAAAGCTTACGGTAAATTTAACTCCTTTTTCCAGATACGCAATGGACATGGATACTATCTTATGCCCATTGTAATATGGCTTTAAACCGGTCGTTTCGTAATCAATATAACACGGAGGTTTTGTTCGAATGATATGTTCCAAACGAGAAAGGATATTAGGAACACTGGTCAGTATTTCAATCAAAGGCTCCTCATAAACTGTGAAGGGAGCATTCAATTTTCTGAAGATATTATCCAAATCCCGATTATACACAGCAGACAGGTTCTTATTAAAACTTTGTTTCTCTATCGTCCTCGGGGAAATCGTCGTGTGTATCCACGTTTTCTTTTCCTGATCGGGGATTGTGAAACCTCTAAGCATTTCCGTGTTGGCTTTACCCAGGAATGGGAAGAAGGATTTGACTGCGTAGTCTCCAAGAACAATGATGTTTCTAGGTTGAAGTTCCCCAATAATTCCTTCGACGTAAGGACGACAGCACTTAATTTCTGAATCGCTTGGTTCAAGAGTTGTATCATCTTTGTTTGATTTTCTGCAATTAATAGCATTCGTGAACCAGAAGTCTTCGAGGGGATCATATCCTTTTCCTCTTAAAAGATTAAGGAAGTTAATATTTGCATTGCCCATGAATGGTCGGCCTATCTGATCATCTTGCTCACCGGGGTAGTCCGATACTATTAAAGTTGAAAGTTTTCCTTTTCCTCCTACTCTCATTTTTGAGGATTTGCATTTTTTATCAAGTCCACATTTTTTACACCCCTTTGCCACTTGATCTTCCATAGAAGCTAATTCTGAATCATTAAAAAATCTCATTAGTAACTCCTATATACATCCGTTTAATTCCATTTTTTATGGCAATCCGGGATACATGACCAATGCTTATGCCAAATTCTTTAGCAAGTTGTTTGTAAAGAACTCCTTTTTTTATTTTAGAAATTAATTCGATTTTGTTTTTGAGTTTATGATAATTATTTTGTCTGTTTTTATTCATCATATCTTCAGTATTATCTTTTTTGGTTCCTAAAAACAAATGATCAGGATTAATACAAGGGCGATTATCACACGAATGAAGTACGCATTTATTTTTAGGTATTTCCCCTTTTAATATCATCCATACCACTCGATGTACTCCTTGTTTTTTGCCTAAATAACAAAGGTATCCATATTTAGTTATTGCATGAATATGTCCTTGCCATTCCATACATCCTGATCCTGTTGTAATGGTTTTAGAAAGGATGTATTCAAGTTTTTGTTTTTTATAGCCATCATTAAAATTTCGCATAATTAATTCCTATTCAGTAAGTTGACGAATGTTCGTACTTCGATTAGGATAGAAGTTTTTTGATTAAATAAATTAAATATATTGTAATAAAAAACGTTACAACAAAGGTTTTCATATTATTCCTTACATATTTGATTTATAGAGTTCAATATTGGCTTCAATTCGGGTTTTGGTATGCCCGTCATTACATTCAACCAATTCCTCATCAGTTAAAAATCGTAAACCATTTGTTTTTACTGGCTCTTTGATATGAATTCCTTTCATGAACTCGATGAATGTAAGATTTTTATAAATTACAGGACGATTACAATAGGATGTTATGTCCGTATAGAAATCAGAATACTTACTTTTCCAACAACTTATATCCCTCATTGCGAAGGATAAGCATTCTCTTTCTTTCAACCATTCGATTCTCTGGATGGTTTCAGATAGAGGCATATCAGGATGAATGTAAACACAGAATTTCAAGTCCCAGGGTTTGCGCCATGATAGGATGTTGATGTTCTTTTCAAGTATAGGCATGATGGATAAGCTATCAAACGCAAACACATAGTCATCAATGTAATTCAGTTTGTGAAGGAGTTCTGAATTTTCTTTGTCCACAAGACGGATATCCAGGCCAGCAGTGAACCGGCATTTGATCTTCTTGGCAATGAGTTCTCGAAAGATTTCTTTATGATTGGGAAGAGCCATAATGTTATTGTCAAGAAACTTGACTTTCTTATGCCGAACGATGGCATCTATGGTCGAAACCTGCCTTATTTTACCTTCCTTTTTTTGGACAACGCAGAATGAACAGTTGCGTATACACCCTCTACTGATAAATCCATAGGAAGTGTCATTATTGGGGTACATATTGTAGTCAGGTTCACACATTTCAACTTCCTCAGAAAGTTCCGTTGTTAAATCAACACCAGTTCCTCCAAAGATAATGTTTCTGCCCCTGATGTATTCCTTATTACCACTGAAGACCACGGATGCATAAGTCAAATCAGACCCCATCACTTCTCGATAGGGTATCTTTTTTCGAACAGGATAATAAGGAAGATTTGCTTTAACCAACGTAACTCTATCCCCCTTGTCCTTATGATATGTAGCCAATCGCATGAGAGGAATATTAGGAATGACTGAATCGGCATCTATTAAGCATACATTCATAGTCCATATCCTTTAAAGAATTTCAATAGGAAATATGATGGTGAAATCTCCTAATTTCATTGATCCAGTTCCTTCTTCAGAGATAAAGATCTCTTGCCCCAAATCAGATAGACCGGTAGCCAGGGTGTTAATATTGATGTTGATGTTAAATGGAGTAGCATCATAGTCAATCCTCAGATTTTTTCGGAACCATCCATTGATCGTGTTGTATGCCAGAGCCAATTTGTTTTTGCCAATGGTCAGTTGAATTTTGCTGTCCACATCCTTACCGGGGATTTGTTGTGCAATGAACACCAATTCCTTCAACTCATCCGGCATTACTATTTTGGATGCTTTCTCAGTTGACCGATTTATTACGTTGGTGAAATTGGGATACTTGCCCATAGGAGAAATGGCGCATATCATGGTATTAAATTCAGTGGAAAACACAATCCGATCTTCCATAAGGAAATACGTTTCAGGATTGAATTTGAGAATACCTTTAATGTTGTATTCATCGATCAGAAAGGATTTTTTAAATCCATTCTTCATGGAATAATGTCCGATCTTGAAATTATCAGAAGAAATCAGATCGTTGCCCATAACAGCAACATTGTTAAGGATACCTGAATTCTTACTGCTTGCAGCACAAGATGCCACAGCTTGCAGTCCTTTGAGAAAGTCGGAAGACAGTTTCTTGAAATCAGGCTGCATTCCTTCCATATTATCTAAAGGAGTAGTGATGTACTTGGACAACCAGTTCTCGACTTGGATGGGTTTGAATCCTAACCGAGTCTTTGTTGTTGAGGATATTTTCAGTTCATCATTTGCAAAGTTCAGACTTATGGTATCTCCTGGAAGAGCTTTGACTATCTTTAGAATGTTTTCCAGTACAAAGACGCCTTCAAAGTCAATATCACATGAGATGTACGTAGCAAGTCTTCCACGGGAAATATTCGCCATACCTTGAGGATAGAACATAATCTTATCTGACACATCCTCATTTACTGCAACTGAGGAACACTCCATCAGCAATTCCAGATTGGATTGCAATATCTTTTTATTGATATCCATGTAAACTCCTTATTGATTAAAGTAAAACAGGGATCATTGCTGATCCCTGTTATATTTAGGATGGAATAGGTTATTTCTTGGAGGATTTACCGGTTGCTTTGGGTGCCGGTTTTCCGGCGGTCTTTGCAGCTTCTTTTTTTCTGTCAACAGGAGTTGATTTTGCAGCCGGTTTCGACTCAGGTTTTCCGGTGGTCTTTGCAGCCGGTTTCGTTGCAGCTTTTTCAACCATCTTATCCTTAACCTGAGTCATGGTCTTGTGATCAACACCAGTCACTTCCATATAGGCCAGCAGAGCGCGTCGTGCGATTTTGACGGTGGTATAATGCCCAATTTCAGGAGCAACTTCTTTTCCAGCCAGCAGTGTTGTCATGATGATTCGAAGTTTTCCTTCAACTCGATCCTCACGAATGGCCCCGACGATGTAAGAATATGCTGATTTGATTTTGTTGATTTCCCGAATCAGAACAGGTTCAGTGAATTTTTCGATTTTCTTTGCGGCCTTTTTATCCTGTTTGATAGCTGCCAGGACTTCCGCAGGGTAGAGTCCGACATTTCCTTCAAGAACTCGAATGGTTTCCACATCCAGAGGAAAATAGGATGTAATTTTGTACCGGCCATCCTTGAAGTTCAGCAGACCGGCGACCTTCTTGGTGAGGGAGAGTTTGGGATTGACTTCTGCACGTTTCTCGATGCCGAGAGTTTTCGTTTTGGGTTCCGTTTTACCACGGACAACAGGAGGTTTGGTCTTTTTCTTTGCCGGTTTTTCAGATACAACAGGAGTCGGAGCATCTTCTTCCTCAATAGTAGGCCCATCATCGTCTGATTCATCGGTTGGTTCCAATTCCTCTTCCGGAATTTCTTCATCAGTTTCCGTGATATCCCCTTCATCTTCCTCAATAGTAGGCCCATCATCGTCTGATTCCCCGATTGGTTCCAATTCCTCTTCCGGAATTTCTTCATCGGTAGTTTCCGGAATTCCTTCATCAGTTTCCGTGATATCTCCTTCATCTTCATCAGTGATATCCTGTTCGATCTCATCAGCATAGAGATCATTGTAAAAATCGGCAATGCCCTGGGGAACTTCTTTGTTTTCAGGAAGATCTCCCAATGCTTCGGTAAATGCATCCAGCAATTTTTGATTGGTGACACCGACAAGTCCGATTTTTTTCTTGATAAGACCGGAGTCGTTGAGTTCCTTTATCACGACTTTCAATTCTTTTATGTTTACATCTTTCAGTTCTTTCATGTTGTGTTACTCCTCATTGGTTGGTTTGATTGGGGATTGCATTTTTCGGACTACTTCAGTTGCCATTTCGTAGACTTCCTTAATCCCATCTTTGATTCCGATTAGGGTTTCAGGATCTAATTTGCAGTGTTCCGGGATTCTGATATCGTCTGCTGTATCAAATGGCATGTCGTATAAAATCTGTGTTCCGCATCTACCGAATTTTACTCCGATTTCATAACAGGTTAGTTCTTTTTCATGGTTGATTACCTCTCTGTTGTCATTTTCGTTCATAGTGACCTCTTTTTTATTTGGTTCGGCTTCATTATACAGGAGTTCCAGCGAATCGAGAAAAATATTTTAAAAATTTACAGGGGTTTTAAACTCGAATGGTTTCGATGTCTTATGGCATGGAATGAGGGTATCTGTATCTTTCATGATCAGAATTTTGTAGTCGGTGACACCCTCTTTCTTCAAACGTTTGTTGTGAAATGATACCTCATTGGAACAAGCAAAGACGATCTTACATAGACTTCCTAAGTACACAATACGATGGGCAATTTCCTTATACCTATCAAAATCTTCAGGATAATGCAAGTGAAAAATCAGAAAGGTATTTTCCCCATACAGCATCATTTCATATTCCCCAATGAAATTTCCAGAATTGTAATTCAGATAGTATCTTTCGATTTCAAAAGGAAGAGGAGGAAATTGGGCATCACCTGTAATTACTATCGGTAGATTTTTTTCTTCCGATTCTTTACGTATATGCAAAACTTGTGCCAAATGACTTTTAAATTCAGAATAGGACTGATTATTCCAATTCAAACGCAATACAGTCATTAATTCCTCTTTTTTCCAATCATTTTTGTAATAGGGCAATGCTTTCCGTCTGAATTTATGGACTCCAACTTTTCGTTTCTTGATTCTTTGGGTGATTATCATACGGTTTCCTTTTTATATGAAGACAATCTCTTTATCATCCTCACCCTTTTGTCGTATAATAATACAGGAATCTGGTTCTTGTTGGATTTTGTTGATTATACATCCTATTTTCATGAATTTTTTTAAGATTTCTAAAATCGATGTTCCTTCCTTATCAGCTATTATATGAATTTCTTCATATAATTCTTCGGGAATACCCAAATTATATCGTTTAATCATCATATGGTTTCCTTTTCACGTAAATAATCAATTCCTCCTAAATTTTCAAATGTAAATGGAAGCTCAATTACCAGGACATTGCACACTTTTAAACAATCTTCGCAAGGAAGTTCTTCAGAACATTTTTCGTTTTCGCCTCTGCAATAAGATGCTAAAAGTAAAACCCTTGTTTTAACAAGTTTTGTGTTTTTCATATTGTTTCCTTTTTTGCTTTCCAATAACTATCCAAATGAGCTTGTCCTGATGAATATTTTTGAAGGATATAGCAATTGTCTGTTTCACTGAAATCTTTATGCCGATGTTCCAAACAGGAAAGTCGCATCACATTCATCTCTTTTTCGGCTGGCTGTTGATTCAATGCCAGCATTACATCAACATGTCCTAATTTACCAATCCATTTGGCAGTATGAGAAGTTTTGATTTGTTTAGCATCCAAAGCATCCTTACTAAGCTGTGTAGGAGCGATGACACAGCAATTCCGTATTGAGGCCATTCGAGCCAATGCCATCCATACGTCATCCTCTTTCTCAACACCCCTTAATCGATCATCATCAGCTTTAAGAATATCAGCATAATCTATAAGAAGGACATCAGGAATGAAATTATATGAATATTCAAGATTGTCTAACTTCCTTTCGATATCACCAACTGATGCTGAAAGCCTTGGCAGACACTCAAGCCATACATTGGCCTTGCCTAATTTTTCTAATGCTTTTAAGCGTTCCTTTACGATGGAATACTCAAGTCGAGGCACATCTATCACCTCATTCCAGGTTGCCATTAAAAAGTCACCTATACCGTAGTCTTTACAATAGGTGCATGGGCGATATTTGGACCGCTTATCAAAAACAGTGGGAATCTTTACATGATTTGTTCTTTCAGGACGTTGACATGTATCATATTGATTACTGGCACAGTCGAAGCATGGGAACATTGTTAATCCTGAAACTTCCGATGCCCCTGTTAAGGACATATATGTTCTTTTTCTCATATTCTTAATCTGCATTTCCAGATTGAATGAAGCAACTCTCAATCCAGACATGCACCCTGCTTTCAGGAACTCTCCAAGCATCCATGTATTGTGAACAAGCACATCGTTGGCAATGAAGTTATGATGATTCTTTACAGTAAGATCATAAGTTTGATGTTTCCCAATAGGAGTTATTGATACAATTTTATCCCAAAGTATTTCAGATTTATAAAGATTTTTGAAATAAGAGTTTTTTGTAAGTTCCCACATCTGTTTTATTTTATTTCTACTAATTCCTCCTTTTTTCTTAATTGCTTGATCAATGGTATCTTTTAAAAGACTCCATTTTTTACCTTCAGTTTTTTCAAATTCCTTTTGTATTGTCGATAAATCATAAAATAAATCTAAAAATCCTCTATCATTAGGAAGTTCACTCATTTTCATATAAAATTCATCAACAAACCATTGTTTTCTTCCTGGTCTAAAATGGATTTGTCTACAAAATTTGATAATATCCTTTTTTGCTCGTATTGTTAGAATCCAGGAATCAAAAAATTTCCCATTGCATTTTGCTTCTTTATATCGAATTCTTGAAGTAATCCCAAAACGTAACAATAAATGATGAACTTGATGCAATAGTTCTTTACTTCCTGATGAATAATCAATATAAAATCCGGTTGGTGTTTTACAAATAGTCCCATCACATGTAAACAATGTTTGAAGAAATAAAGTTATTCCTAATTGATTTAAAGTAAAAACCCAATCAGGAATAACTTTGTGTATTGATTTTTCATTATTAATTCCTAAAGAAGTAAGCCATTTCCTGCAATTACCATTACATGGAGTGATGTACATTTCATTTTTATCTGGTTTTTGTGTTATAGAATCACCAAATTTATTTACTGAATTAATAAAATCATCCCGAATAATTTGTTCCTGTTTGGTAAACGCTAATTGGGATTTTGTTAAACCCCCATCAGCAATCATATAAGCAAGGAATTTTATTTTGTATTCATCTTCTATCCGGAAATTTTCACATTCAAATTTTCTTGGAACTGCAATTTGTTCTCCTATTTTTAATAGGGATAAACGATACCATCCCTTTTCAGTTAATAAAGGATGATTGGCTGTTATGTTTACCTCTCTGCCAGTTCGTGTTTGAACACGAAATAATTCCTTTTCTCCATTATTATACCAATCGAGTATTTCCCCCTTTTGAAATTTTCCAGTAGATTCATTATAGGTAACAATATCTGTTAATTTTTTGTTTACAATTTCCTTAACTTTAAGATATTCCCCATTCCACATTAACACTCTATCATTTTCATAAAGACATTTTCCCTTTTTGAAAGGAGCAGATAATCCCACAAGCCATCCCCGTTCAAGAGGACCAATGAACTTTCCTAATGAACGGGGTAACAATAAAAAGTCTGTTTCTTCAGAGAATGCGAACGTTTGTGCGATGGATTCTTCCTCATAAATGAACCCTTTAACTTCAAGCGATGGTTTCGTGACTTTTCTATAGCTTTCAAGTTCCTTCTCTGCATTTTCAATTTCTCCCTTATCAAGGTAGAATTTGACATTTCCAGTGGTAATAAGTAACTCCCGTGATTTAAAATGTTGTATAGCCTGATTAGACACATAATCATCGTTGAATTGTCCTTCCGAATATCCAATAAGGATTTCATTGAGCAAAGTTTCAATTATTTCAGATTCCTCACTATTCAGAGTCTTCTGGTGTACTGCATAAATATCCTTGATATGTGAACTTGGAGCTTTTTCATATTCTTCGTAATATTCAACAACCCAGGACATTACTTTTCGAATGAATTGATTCTCCATGTATTCCGAATGATATACAGGATAAATTCGTGATAAGAATTCGGTTGATACAATACTGGCAGTTAAGATTCGCTTTTCGATTGAACTACTGAATTTTACACGTTCAAACTTCATGAAGCAAATCCTTTCACGGTTCTATGGGAAGATACTCTCCTGGACGTTTACAATTTGATTCAACACTTTCCGATTCATTTTGTAAGTCTAAAATGGCTTTTCGGTATTCAGGACGAGTATCAATTTTATAAACTTCATCCAATAAGCAATGTGAACAGATATTGAAATCATCTGCATTCACATCAATACCAACTTGTAATTGAACTTTAGTTTTATTGAATAGTCCATCTTTTAACACGATATCCCGTGTCATAAAATTTCCCACAAGGAGTGCCTTAATTTCGTTATTACAAGCATTACAAAAATACTTCTTCATTTTCTATCCTCCATTTGGTCAATCAAATGTTTAACTATATTAAGCGATACAGGATAAAAATCACACACATCAATTCCCACATTTACCACATTTCCGCACGTTTGATAAGCAGTATGTACATGACCACACAACCAAAACAATGAAGTATTTTGGTAAGCTTGTCCAGGATCATGTCTCAAAATGAAGTAATTGAGATTTTCGTCACGGAAAATTAAGGATGTATGAACAGATTGAAACCCAAGATCCTCATAAACAAATGGTTTCAGGCTGTCGTGATTACCCAGGATCAGATGTTTGGTCCCAGGCAATTGTTCCATGATGCGCCGGTAGAAGGTCAGATATTCAGAAGTCTTCAGACTAAAATCCCCAATGAAGTACACGATGTCGTCTTTACCTACCACTTCTCTATATCGTTTAATGATTTCCTTATCCATCTGTTTTGCAGTTCGGAAAGGCCGATTGCAGGAAGTTATGATACCCTCATGCCCAAAGTGTTGATCCGCAGTAAACCACACGGTTGACATATTAATATCCTTTTGTCTCCCTTTTTTTCACTAATTGAGAAGCAATCCGGTAAGCTTCCATACTTTCTTCAGTCCTTGGTATTTCGCTATAATGGTCAAATATAAGCTCCGGACTTCTTTTTGCTACTTCTATTAAATCTTTATCTTCTAAGTATTCTTTCATTAATTTACTCCTTTATCCATTAATATTGATTGTTATAGGTCGTTGAGAATTTTCAGGCGGAAGACTTCTTATAGGATTTCCAGGTAGAACAACCTCATCGGACATCAGAACAAGTTCCTTATAGGAATCATGATCAGATTTGGCTTTTTCGAAAGCTTCCTTATCTCCGGACAACTCAGCCTTTCCCAAAGCTTTTGCTTTTTCCATCATCACTGACCAAAATGTCACAACATGCACTTTTGTCATAATTACTCCTTATATTACGTAATCAGATTCGGCAAGTCCCTTCTCGATCCATCCTACGTATTTTGGTGATGCCATATATTTAGGAAGTACAGGTTTGTTCACTGATTCAAATACATCTGTAAGGATAGTCCAGATTATTTCTGCAAGTTTTTTAGGAATCATAAGTCGAACAAATATAGGAGAGATGGTGACAGTTGAGAATACTCTTTTGAATATCTCAACTCCTTTAATGACATAATTGATATCGTCATGGGTTAGGTTATGCCATTCAAACAATCGAATGATTTCCTCAGTGATATCAGGATTTGCATCAACCATCAGTTTAACCACCGGCAGTGGATCATTATTCATCCAGTACAAAAAGAATGATTTCCCAATGGATTTTGAATAAGGATTTAGAAAGAATTGATCCAGGTTAACACGGAGGAACTTCTTTTCAACAGGCCGGTAATCAGGAGTTAATGCCAGTTTGTGAATCATCACTGAATTTAGGATTTCTTCAATGGTGAACTTTCTATTGAGATCATCAAACTCTGTGTCCTTGTACAGGGTTCCACGCAATGCCTTGTGGATATACTTCACACCTTTATTAAATCCTGATTTCATGTGAAAAGGAAGTCTACTGGAAGGCATGATCGGAGTGTTAATATAGAACTCCTGAATGATTTCTTGGATAGGAGAAGCAAGAACCTTGTTTAGGAATTCATCAGCTTCCGTTTCCTTGTTAAGACTTAACTGTTCAGCCTCTTGAACTGAAGCTTGATTCAGTTTTTCACGCATACTGACTTGTTTTGGTTTCCTTTTGATCAATAATGCCATTTATCGCTCCTTATTAGAAAGAGTTGCGTAATCACATGTCATACGTGCGCCGACTTTTGAATCTATACCAAGATATCGACATCTTATTCTTTTCACTTTCACTTCCTTAGCATAAGATGTTTCTCTTGAGAATTTGCACTTAATACAAGGAATTTCTGTTTTTTTAGCTTTTCCGTAGTTTTTCATATTTCCTTCTTTACTCGTTTAACCACGTTGTCACTAATCCTTACGATATTTAAGGATTTTGTTATTATATCCAGTCTTTTATCGTTTCTTTTCCATTTTACTTTTTTACGTTTTATCTTTCGATCTGGATCAGGAATAGATGGGCTTATTAATCCTGAAGCAGTAGTGAAATCAAATAATGTTAAACGCCTGAAGAATCTTGATTGTTGTTTATACATATAAATCCTTTTATTATCATTGAGGGAATGAAGTGAGAATTATCCCCCCTATATGCAGAATCCTAAATCCTAACATATAGGGGGGAATTATCATCATCTCGGTCATTTGTTTCGATAGCGTTTAAAAACGCTCGTTTGGTGATATGGACTCCCAGGCAACTCGTTACAGTCCGTTACAATATGTCGCACCCATATTGTTCCCCAAACGAATCCCCCATCCAATTTTGGAAAGTTACGGGGTGGCTATACGCCAAATCAGGGAGTGCTATTGTTTCAGGCCACACAAGGCTCAACTGACCTTAATATATTAAGGATTTGGTTGGTTGGTTGATGATATATGCGATGTCTGGCGGGATGCCCATTCAGAAAAAGAAAAACCCCGTTAGATCAATTAAGTTCTAACGGGGCCTTTGGCAGAAAAGAAGGAGACGAATCCTTCGACAACTTATAAATGGATACTATCAAATTTTTTTCGGGCCGTCAAGCCGAAAATTGTCTCTGCCAAAGACACAATTACCCTATAATGAACCGAAACTCATTGTCAAGATCTTTTTTCGTCTGAGCCTATTAAACGCCTTCTAACAGGGTTTGCGGCTTGCATCTTTGCCAGTTGCTCCGGTGATATGACCTTTTTCACATGATCTTCACTGACCGGTCGATGTCCATCACGATATGGAAATAGAGGACATGTCTTTTCTTTGCATATTCCGGTTCGATTGGTTTGGTTACAGTCAGCACACTTTTTTCTTATCGCTTTTTGCTTTGATTCGCCTTTAACGGTAAGTCCTTCTCGGAAAGTCCAGATGGTGCAATCACTTGCAGGGCATTTTGTTATCTCCGAATAGGAACTCTGTGTACACCACATACAGTACGCTCTGATGGCTTTCTTTGCGCTCATTCCACTATGCCTTTTATTTCGCTTTCGTTTATTTCAAATTAAAACCAATACTCATCGCACTTGGTAATTTAAGTACGATGAGTATCCTGAGATTACAGTTCCTCGACCATTTTTCTCAAATCATCGATAGACTGCCCAACAAGTTGTTCATCTTCCTTTTGGGCAATCAGGGAAAGCAACCTTTGTTTCTTTTCTTTATTGTCCTTTTTCAGTTTTGCTTCCTCTGCTTCAGCCAGTCGTACAGTGATGATACGCTTTACAACTTCCAACTTCAGGGCAACGGATTCATCAGCCTTCGGAGGTCTGATTACGAAGGATTCGGTTTCCGCTTCCCTTACTTGTTTGGAAAGTCCACGGGCGATATCGTCCAGGTTGGCTTTTCCTCTTGACGATATTAATGGGATATCAAACAAATCCTCCACGTCACTTTTGCTTCAAAAGATGCAACGGCCTTTTCCATATCAACGCCTTCAGACAAGTCAACAAGCAGAGTCCCAATAGATGTTCCTCGAATCTTGGATACTGAAGTCGGCATGGCGGAAAGGTTTGACCAACAGAAGATATCCTTTTCTTGGTCGGTATTGAGTTTGTCAAATTTCCTCTTGAAACCCCAAAATGTTTGCAATGCGAACTTGTTTTCTTCTCCTCGATATAGAGAATTCTGCCCGATCAATTCAAGAACCGTGTCGATGGAGTCAATAGAGATTTCCTTGAGACTCCGAAGCATTACATCCTTGGTTGATCGGACTTCACCGAGTCGTGTTCCGATATCAGCATTTTTACAATAAAAATTATCGGGAATTTGAATGTGGAAATGTTCCCAGGTTAATGTCCCGAACCCATCTGGTGTAGGAACTTGCTGATAGTTCTTGTCAGTTCCTACTATTTTTTCAGGATGAAGAAAAATATTTTCGATTTGATAGGATTTAACATATTTGGACATGGCATCAGCTACTACTTGATAGAATCCTCCTACGTTAACATCCCAAATTGAAACAATCTTTCCTTTATCAATGGATACCATATTTCCCACTGATATGATAAAGGATTTACAGCACTGGCAGTCATGATCTGTTCGTTCACGGAATATACGATTTGTTCCTTCCGGAAAGGATGATAGATAAATTTCCCAAAGCAGATCTTTATCAAGGTTTACCCTGAAAAGATCACTCTTCTTCATCTCGTTGAATTGCCGTTGTACTGCTGTTTTCAGTTCTTTGAATTCCATTGTTTTTACTCCTTTTGATTGGATTGTAATTCTGATTAATAAATCTTTCCAAATACTTCTTTACGTAATACCTTCACATCATCTTCTTTCATATCACCAGGATCAACTCCCACATCCAGTTTAATTATTTCAACTTCACTGGAACAGAATCCTAAGTCTTTCGCTAATAGGAGTGCCATCACTTGTGCTTTTGGTTCCGGGTCAAAAAGGAGAAAAATCCTTTTGAATTGAGATAACGCGAGTAGTTGCGTTCTTGTGTACTGAGTCCCTGAGGTTGCAACCGATCCCTTACCAATTCGGAAGACATCAAACACGCCTTCCACAACCACACACGTATCCTTTGTACAATGGTCAATTCCGAATAGGAGTTCTTTGGGGGGTAGTATACTTTTGCTGGCCGGACAGTGGAGATATTTGACTTCGGCAAGTCCTGATACATCCCTCGTTGAGAATGTGAGCGATTTCCCCATAACGTTGTATGGTATGAGTATTCTTTGGCAATAATCTGATCCCGGTTTGCACGATAGAATTCCATAATCATTTCCCAATGTGTATGGATCAAATCCTCGTGATATAAGGTAATCCCCATCTCTTTCGCATAATGGTGTTGTGACATTGCGGATAAGTTCATCCACCACCGCATTGCTTGTTTGTTTAATTCGTTTTGAGTTGGAGCCATATTTCTCCTTTTTCAAAAACTTTTTGACTGTGTTCATGGCACCGGCAGGATCTTTGTTTTCCAGTGCCATGATCAGTTTTGTTACTCGTCCTTTTTCTCCACATCGGAAGCAGGAAAAGGCTTTGGTGTGAATGTTGATTCCACAATGATTGGATGAGTCACCGCAGAAAGGACAACTCAATCCAATCCAGTTCTCAGAAACATTCTTTCCAGATGATGAATATGATATTCCTGCTTCCTGAAGATACTCGATTACATCAAATGAGGATAGATCAATCATAAATCCCTCTTGATATCG